TCGCTTTGTTTGACAGCTTGTTTAAACTTTGATGCGTCACCATCAAATTCAAATAGTAATCTTTCTCTTGCCATAAATTAGAATTTAGTAACAAATATAAATATTTTACATCTTTGATTTTTTACCATCTCTCATTGTCTTATCCCAACCCTTTATAACCTTATCTAATTCCTCTTTTGTCAAAGGTTTACTTATAGTTGTTTTATCTTTTTTGTCTTGTGGTAATTTAAATAATTTTGTAGGCTGTATCCGTTGCGATGCCTTAGAAGCATTAACATTAATTAGCATTGCAGATATATATCGTAGCCTTTCCCATTCTAAATTTTCTTTTATTTGGAATGATTCAGCTAAACGAGTGTTTTCGTTAAAAGTATTTTTCCAAAACATATCAGGATTGATACCACATTGTCCTATGTAGAAATCTAATACGCTTTCCCACAAGTCCTCTTCTACTTTTTTTTTTGATCTTTTGAAACTCTTGGAATACCCATATTTAAATCATTACCAAGAATACGAGATTGAGTTAGTGCAGTCATCACTTTTTGTAGTTCTTCTGCACCAAAATCTTCTAACCAAGAACCAACATCATAGATAGTATAATCAATATTATTTTTTTCTTCTTGATCGTAAGCAATCAAACCTGAATATACTAATGCTCTTATTGATGATATATTTAGATTCTCTGTAGTAAAGTATTTTTCTAAATCATTTAATCCGATGTTCAAGGTTTCTGTAAAGTGACACCAAAAATTCATAGAGAAATGGAGGGTTCTTTTCTTCCCTCCAATCTCTACATCTACATAACCTCTTTTGCTATTCATGTAGTAAAATTACTACTAATAATTCAAATATAAAAATTATTAGTTTGTGGCTACAGTTACGCTACCAGTTGAAGTAAAAGTACCACTAAATGTAATTGGTGCTTCTGCATCTGCCGTGTAATCAATAGAACTTATAAAACCTTGAACTGTATAAGTAGTGTCACCACTTACGGCAGTACCAAATCTTGCGTGTATTTTTGTTCTATTATTTGCGTAAGAAATCATAGCGTCTACATCAATCGTATCATCATAAGCAACAAAAGAATCAAAAGATATATCTAATGATCTTGTTCCTGCAATAACCTCTCTATAACCACCACTATCTTTAGAGGTAGCTTCAGGAGTATCTAATGCAAATGATAAACTTGATGATGTTGAATGTCCAAGATTATAAAATGTATTTCCATCTGTAGCAATAGATAGTACAAGTAATGTACCATTCATTAAACCAGTTGAAGCCATAGTATTAAAATTTAATCGTTAAACAAATAATACTACAAACTTATAGAAATAAATGTAAAATTATTTTTATTCTGAAACCTCTAAAGTAACTGAAGTAGGATTTATTTTAGATTCTATTTGAGAATCTAAATTGCTTTTTAATTCAGCAACTTTTTCTTCACCCATTGTCGTCTCACACCAGCCAGTAACAGTAGCGTTTGTTAAATCAGCAAATGGAATAAAGTCTTTTATATCTTCAGTAGATATTGATTCAGTACCATATATTGTAGCAGTATAAGGATTATCATCTGCATCAACTTGATCAGAAGTTGCATTAATCCTCCAATGAATGTTATAAACTACATCAGAGTTATCTTCAAATGTAGGGTAACAGTCAACTGTTTTACAATTCCATGAATAAGTGTTTTTAGACTTTGCCATAATTTTTTAATTTAATTTATTACAAATATAATAATTATTTTTTTTATTATGTTGTGCAATCACCTGACTTTGCTAAAGTTGTATTTGAAATACCATTTACAGAAATATAAACAGTAGGTGTTGATAAACTATAAGTAGCTGTAACCCCAAGCGTATTACTTGCTGACACATAACTCACAGTTAATCCTGTTACATTTCCATTTAAATTAGTTGATTGAATTTTAACATCCCCAGTATCATTATTAACTGTCATAGCCCCTTTGACCACACCACAATTTGCAGAACTTCCACTATCTAAAACAATAATATCAAAAGTTATTGAACAAGTGTCGCCTATAACAACAATCGGTTTTGTAACTCCTGAAGCTCCTGCCGTACAAGCAGACGTAAATATTTGGTGTCTTTGTAGTCCTGCATACGAGCCAATAGCCACGTTGCCTGACTTTTTCAAAGATAGAACAGGAGTAAAAGTATCATCATGACCAGTGGCATCTTCACTTCCTACAGATATTTCAAATCCATCGTCAATATTTTCTTGTGCTGAAATTTGCCAATTTGAATGAGATGAACCTGTAGTTTCAAAAGTTATTTCAGGTGATGAATCTTCTATAAAAACATTTCCAACAACGTGCAATTTATCATGAGGCGTTTCTGTACCTATACCGATTCCAGTATCATCTTTAATAAAAATATACTGACTGAAATCATCATTACCTAATTTCAATCCTGCACTTGATATTGCTTGTACATTTGTACCATAATAATAACCACCAGCCTCTAATCTTACATTTCCATTTATGTGTAATTTTTCTAATGGATTCGTAACCCCAATACCTAAATCACCACCTGCGTCCACTCTAAATCTCTCTGCTCCATAAGTATATCCAATTATAGTTCCACTTGCTGAAGTCGCCCCTCTTGAAGTCATTCCGATACCTGAATAATATCCAGCCGAACTTCCAGCACAAATTTCAACAGCACTTGAATCCCCTCTTGTACTTATTGATGCTAACGAACCACTATCATAAGCCCTTGTCCTTCCAGTTGTTAATGCCGTAGCCATCCCAAGATTTGTAACAGTACCAGTTGCTAAAGAGCCACCTGCAATTTCTAATTTTGCAGTTAGTGTCGTTTCACCTAATCCTACGTTTCCAGCACTTGTGATACGCACATGCTCTGTCGTTACTCCAGCATCTGTTACCGTACCAAGTGTTGTGAATCCTGATGCTCCACCAATATAAGATGTAGAATCTGCAGAATCACCATTACCAATAGTTAAATATGCAAATGACGAAGGTGATTTAATCTGCAAAAGATTGTTACTTAAATTACCATTTGGTGCATGTGTCGCAGAACCAATTTGCAATTTAGCTCCAGGCGAAGTTGTTCCAATTCCAACGTTACCACTTCCGTCAATCCTGAATTTTTCTGTTACTGGTATTTCTGTACCTGGTGCAATCGCTGAACTTTGGTCAGCAATATTTGAGAACTGAAAAGTACCATCTGAATCTAATCCTATTGTTCCATAAGATTTATGATTATCGCTATCGTGATTTGCCTCAAAAACAATAATAGGTGATTTCTTTGCACCACCAGTAAAGGTTTGTGCTAACTTCACATATCTTTGTTTATATACACTATTTGTTCCTGCTTGAAATAAAGCAAGAAATTCATCTTCACCATTACCATTACCATTCCCAGCATCATAACTTGTAGCACTTACTCCCAAAGCAGTTGAGGTTGCAGTAGCTGATAAATCGCCTACATTAAATCTTGAAGTTGTATAAAAATGATCTACAGCCCCTCTATAAAAAAAGGAACTATTACTATTATTATCTTTGAAATTAATCCCAGTTGTATCATCTGTAGATTCAACTTGGATCGGTGCATCATTAGAACTTTCAACGTGAAGAGGTCTATCAACTGACGTTGTGCCGATACCTACGTATCCTGTATTAGCTATAAACATTGCATTGGAATTTATTCCACCTGCATTATCCCCTGTATCAAATGCCAGTCCCCCATTGTCAATTCCTTGTATTCTACCTAAAGTACCACCTGAATTTGTGAATGATATTAAAGAATCTAAACCATCTGTAGAATTATGTAATTTTAACAAATCTTCTGATGTATTTTCTACTACTAATTTATAACCAGTAGGCGATGCAGTCCCTATTCCTACGTTTTGAGAATCATCAATAGTTAAAGGAACAGAACTGCCTTGTCTGATTCTAAATTTTTGAGAAGTTGCAGATAAATCTATACTTGCAAGATTTGTAGTATAACCAACTACAAAGCCACCATTATCATTACCAAATTTAGCTATATCAGATTGAGTTCCTGAATCTATTTCTAATTTTTTTGCAGGCGAAGAAGTTCCAATTCCTACTTGTTGTGAAGTATCTATGGTCAAAGCAGTTGTACTATTTGACTTAAAATCTAATCTATGATTTGTTGAAGTTCCAATAACACCAACACTTGCTTGTGCTTGGTTAAATAATGTTACTCCACTTGTCCTTGTAAGATTTAATTGCCCATTACCACTACCCCCTGCAATCTCTATTGTAGAACCACTTTCGCTCATTATAGAATCTGTTATTGTGTCTGCATCACTCCACTTTACTATTTTTCCAGCAGTACCTGAACCGTCAATGGTACTTGTTGCTTCTTCTATTACATTCCCATTTGTATCAACTGCCAAGAATTTTGTTGCAGTTCCAGTATGTGTACCACTTCCATAAGTATTTAATTTTAATTTTCCAGCATTGTTTATATTTAAAACTTCTGTTCCTTCTATTGCATCATCTAACATTCTAATAGCAAAAGTAGGTTCTCCATCTCCAGTACCTTCTCTTTTACCACCTAAAGCAACACCATAATTATTACTTGTAGAAGTGCCAAAAAATATATTTGTAAACCCACCTGCATCTGTAGTTGCACTTGGGTGTAATCTTACAAAACAGTCTCTATCAAATTGCGTTGTTACTTGTGCATTTTGAATTTCTAATTTTCCTGTAGGGTTCGTAGCACCTATTCCGACTTTGCCATCTTTATCAATTCTTACAACTTCAGCAGGAGTATTTGCAGACGCTGAAGTAGAAAATGTTAAACCTGCATTATTTCCAGTTGTGCTATCTACATAAGCATTTATAGAACAAGCAATGCCACCTGCAGTATCTTCATTACCAAAAGCTAACTTACCAAATACAGCATCATCTGTCCAAGTTCCTGCGTTAGAAGAATGAATTTTTATAGTCGGAGGTGTTGAGCCATCTAATCCTGAAAATCCTTGAACTTGTAACAATTCAGCAGGCGATG